ATGAGCGAAGTGATCAAGCCCTCGGAAGGAAATTGGCGCGCAGAAGGTAACTGCTTTTATACGCTGCAGCACGCAGGATGGCGCAGGGGAGAGGAGCAGTTCGAGAACCGTCTCTTTGGACAGGTGCAACCCGGAAGGAACACCGGTCTCTCTGAAGCTAATCCCTTCGCCAGCCTATTCGCCGAAGCTGGCAACGTGTTCCACGAAACCGGCCTGACGCCGCGCCAGCTGGTTGAGCAGCGGGATGCGCTGGCGGCAGCGCTGGCCGGCCTGGATGAAGCCTACTGCCGCGCAGGCACGCCGCTTTCGCGCGACGAGCGCACCGAGGACCGAAAGCGGCTGATCGCCGCCCGCGCGGCCCTGACCCTGGTGAAAGGAGCGAAGCCATGAGCGAGCGAGACGAAATCTGGGATGCCCTCAAGGAGCACAAGAAATCGAAGTTCGATGAAGACCGCGCGCGCTTCATGAAGCAGGCCAACGAGGAGAACGACGGCGGCTGGAGCATCCACACGGACTACCACTGGTCCCGAATGGTTGCAGGCAGGCGCCTCGACTACTGGCCCAGCAGGAAGAAGTACCAGTACGAGGGGCGCGTGATGCGTGGCGATGTGATGGCCTTCATCAAGAAGCAGGAGGGCCGCGCATGAGCACCATCTTCTACGCCTTCGCATGGCTGGCATTCAACGCAGTGGCGTTCGGCCTCGCAGCCGCACACCTCATCAACTCCGGCGCCTTCTGAGCACAACCGAGATCACTATGACCGCATCCACTGACTTGGCACTGCTGCCGCCCAAAGAAACCGCCCTGCAGGTCTTCTCTGCCGACAAGGGCCTTGACCCGTACCTCGCCAAGATCAAAGCCGAGATCGATGTCTTCGTCCCTGATGTGAAGACGAAGAAAGGGCGCGACGCCATCGCGTCCATTGCGCACAAGGTCGCGCGCTCCAAGACCGCTCTGGACAACATAGGCAAGGAGCTGGTGGCCGAACTAAAGGACGTGCCAAAGAAGATCGACGCCGAGCGCAAGCGCATGCGCGACCTTCTGGACCTCTGGAAAGACGAAGTGCGCGCGCCGCTCACGGCCTGGGAAGAGGCTGAGGAAGCCCGCAAGCAAGAGCACCAGAACTGCATCGGCCGAATCCAATTCTTTGGCCAAGGCTTCGAGGGTGTGGACGCCGAGACCCTCAAGAAGCGCCTTGTTGAGCTTGAGGCCATTGCCATCGGCGAGCACCTTGAAGAATACGAGGCCGAAGCCCATCGCGCGAAGGCCAAGGCGATGGAGGCCCTGACTGTCGCCCTGGAGGCGCGCGAGAAGTATGAGGCGGAGCAGGCTGAACTGGCCCGGCTGCGCGCCGAGTCTGCCGCCCGCGAGCAGAAGGAGCGCGAGGAGCGCATCGCCCTTGAGGCCGCAGAGCGAGCCCAGCGCGAAGCCGAAGCCCGCGCCCAGGCCGAACGTGAAGCGGTGATCCGGCGCGAAGCTGAAGCAAAGGCAGCAGCCGACAAGCGCGAGCTGGAGCTGAAGCTGTCGGCAGAGCGTGCCGAGCGCGAGAAGGCAGAAGCCGTGCAACGCGAGCAACAGGCCAAGGCGGACGCCGAACGCCGCGCCGCAGAAGCCGTGGCAGCCGAGCAGCGCCGCGTCGCCCAGCAGCAGGCCGCAGAAGCCGCCGAGGCAAAGCGCCGCGAAGCCGACAAGGCCCACAAGGCTGCCGTCAACCGCGCCGCGCTGGCCGCTTTCGTTGCCGGGGGCATGACCGAGGAATGCGCGAAACAGGCCATCACGCTGATCGCAAAGAAGGCCATTCCGGCCGTCTCCATCACCTACTGAGAACCGAGAGACCACCATGAATGCTGTCGTTGAAGTTGAAACAGTCACCATGGTTCCCGCACGCAGCGCGAACCCTACTGCTGAGGTCGTTGCGCATGCGAAGACCGTCCAGCAGGTGATGCAGGCGGTCATGAAGCCGAACGTGCACTACGGCGCCATCCCCGGGGCCGGCGATAAGCCGACGCTGCTGAAGTCTGGTGCGGAGGTGCTGTGCATGACCTTCCGCATCGCCGACCGCTACGAGGTGACGGACCTGTCGCGTGACGGCTCTATCCGCTACCGAGTCAACTGCATCGGGGAGCACCAGACATCTGGCGCCACGCTTGGCTCTGGTCTTGGCGAGTGCTCATCGGATGAAGAGAAGTACCGATGGCGCAAGGCTGTGTGCGCCGAGGAATTCGAAGCCACCCCAGAGACGCATCGCCGCATGAAGTTTGGCCGCAAGCAAGGGGGGTACTACACCGTGCAGCAGGTCCGAACAGAGTCCGCTGATCTTGCCAACACGGTGCTGAAGATGGCCTGCAAGCGGGCCAAGATCGCCATGGTGCTGAACGTCACGGCGGCTTCTGACATGTTCAGCCAGGACCTGGAAGACCTGGACGCCGAACTGGTGCGCCACTTGGTTGACGACGAGCGCCAGGCCCAGGTGCAGCTGCTGCGCGACGAGTGGTGCGCGAAGGCAAAGGCCGCCGCGAGCCGAGACGCACTTTCCAAAGTGATGAAGGAAGGCGTGAAGGTTTTCCAGAACGCGAAGGACCGCGATGGTTACGCCACATTCGCCGCAGCTGTTCAGGCGCGCGGCGCAGAACTGAAGGAGTCGTGATGCGTGAAATCCTCTTCCGGTGCTCCAGCATTGGCAAGCTGATGGCCGAGCCCAAGACGAAGGCCGAAGGCCCGCTTTCCGTGGGTGCAAAGACCTATATCCGCGAACTGGCTCAGCAGGAAATATTCGGCGTTGAGTTCGAGTTCTCCAGCAAGGAAACCCAAAAGGGCCTCGAAGTCGAGGATGACAGCATCGCCCTTCTGAACCGTGTGCGCGGCCTGGCCCTGGTGAAGAACACCGAGCGCAAGACCAATGGCCTCATCACCGGCGAGTGCGACCTGTTCGACGTGCAGCGCCGACGCGGCCACGACTTGAAGTCTTCGTGGTCGGCCAAGACCTTCCCAGGGTGGACGAAGGACTGCGAGGACAAGCTCTACGAGTGGCAGATGCGCGGCTACATGTGGCTGTGGGACGCAGACGAGTGGGAGGTGAACTACGCCCTTGTGGACACGCCTGAGCGCCTGATCGGTTACGAGCCGCTGCAGCTGCACGTCGTCAGCCACATCCCAGAGCACCTGCGGCTGACCACCTGGCTGGTTGAACGGGACTTCGCGAAGGAGCGTGCGATTGCCGAGAAGGTCGAGGCCGCACGCGACTACTACAGCCAGTGCATCCATGAATTCAGCGAGTTGCACCCCGAGCCAAAGGAGGAAGCATGCCAGTCCCCCCTGTCGTGCGCGACGCAATAACCCAGGCCCTGCGCGAGCTTGGCCCCATGAGCGCGGAGGAAATCGCTGAAGCCACCGGGCTACCGCGCGGCAAGGTGAACGCGTCTATCACGAACGCCAGGACCAACCACCCAGGCAAGTTCTTCCGCATCAGCCGCTGGCAACTGCAGGTCGGGCGCAAGGGCCGCGAGACGCCGATCTACGCGGCAGCGCCAGGAAAAGATGCAGAACGGCCGGCATTCGATGAGGCGCACCGCAAGGCCGCGAACCAGCGCAACTACCGGGCCAACCGCGCCCGCTGGGCCGCGCAACGAAAGCGGCGCGCAGGCGTGGCCACATCGCCATGGGCCGGGCTGATTCAAATGGAGAGCAGACCATGATGCAGCAACTCAATAGAGCTCAGAGGCGCGCGGCCCAAAAGCGCAGGCAGCCTTCTGGTGGTACTGGGCACATCCAGTTGCCCATCAACATCCGGTTCAACGCGGCAGACGAGACGCAACTGCAGCTTGTGCCGCTCGGCCTCGCGACAACGCTGATCGAAGGCACCGCAGACGAATCGACGTGGCACACACTGACGCTGCGGATCAACTGGGGCAGATTCCTGGCGAGCGGCCACTTCCCGGACATGGAGCCTGCAATGGTGGCCGCACAGGACGCCATGCGCTCCATCAGAGCACGCCACGACCGCGCACAGACCTGGGGCGCTTCAAAGCCAGAGTACGACGCAATCTAC